AAAAAAAAAGCTAACCGATATGGTTAACTTCTAATTAAACCTAGAGAACTTAATTATATTGTTTATCCATTGGTTAAGCAACTGGAGGAAAATATGTTAACTCAAGAACAGATTGAATTAAGAAAGAATTATATAGGTGGATCGGATGCTGCAACAGTATTAGGACTTAACAAATACAAATCTAAAGTAGAGCTTTACCTTGAAAAAACTGGTCAAGTCGAAGTGAAACAATTAGATTCAATGCCTATCCTTTGGGGTAACTTATCTGAAGATAATGTTGCAAAAATATTTGAGATGCAGACAGGGAAAAAGGTACGCAAAAGTAACAAGTTATGGATTCATCCAGAGCATGAGTTTATGAGCGCTAATTTGGATCGTGTAGTAATTGGTGAAAAAGCAATACTTGAATGTAAAACTGCTACAGGTTGGAAAGCGAAAGAATGGGAAGATGATGAAATTCCAGTGGCTTACTTAATACAATGCTTACATTACTTAGCAGTTACGGGATATGAAAGAGCTTATATAGCATGCATGATTGATAATTCTAAATTCGTTTGGAAAACGATTGAACGTGATGAGGAGTTAATAAACCAAATAATTGCAGCTTTAACTGAATTTTGGACTTTTAGCGTATTACAAAACAATCCTCCAGCTTTTGATGGTTCGGATGCTGCAACAAACTTATTAAAAAACCTTTATCCAAAATCAAATGCAAAACAAATTAAGCTGCCATCTGAAACGGATGAAATTATTGAAAAACTTAATGAAGCAAAAGAATATGAAGCGACTTGGAAAGAAACGAAAACTAATTATGAAAATCAATTAAAAGAAGCTTTGAAAGATAATGAAGCTGGCGTTACTGAAAAACATTTAATTACCTGGAAAACCGTTATTAGCAATCGAATTGATACAACATTACTAAAAGAAAATCATCCAGATATTTACAAGGAAGTATGTAAGGTAAGCGCATCTAGACGTTTTTCCGTAAAGTAGGTGATCTTATTGGAAGAAGAAAAATATGAATATGATCCACGAAATAGGATGCTTTACCATCCAGACTTTCATTTTAACCAGGGTAAGAAATTTACAGGTGAAGAATTAGAATACCTTTGTAAATTTTATGAATATGATCTAATCCGAAATATGGCATTTGCTTTAGGTAGAACAGAGGTAACGATCATTAAAAAGGTACAAAGTTTAAAGAAACAGGGATTATTTTGGTACTACAAAAATAGAAACCGTTATTACTAAGGAGGAAATTATTGATGGCTACACCAGCAGAATTAAAAAACCTATTAGCAGCAAAACCAAAAGGAGAAGTAAAACTTACTCCAGATCAACAAGTTAGCAGCTACTTAAAAGCTTATGAAGGTACTTTTAGACAAATTGCTCCAAAACATTTTAATACAGAACGTTTTCAGCGCATCGCATTATCTGAAATTAGAAAGAATCCTAAATTACTAGATTGTAATTTACCTAGTTTAATGAGTGCGGTTCTTCAATCAGTAAAGTTAGGTCTTGAGCCAGGTTTATTTGGACAAGCCTACTTAATTCCTTATGGCAAAGAGGTCCAATTCCAAATTGGTTATAAAGGCTTAATTGAATTAGCTCAAAGATCTGGCAGAATCGCTAAAATACAAGCTCGAGAAGTTTATGAACATGATGAATTTGAAGTTTCTTATGGTATTGATGACACTATTATTCACAAACCTAAATTAGATGGTGATCGTGGAGATGTGCGTTTATATTATGCGGTTGCATGGTTTAAAGATGGTGCAGCTCAATTTGAAATTATGTCTAAATCAGATGTTGAAAATCATCGAGATAAATTCAGTAAAACAAAGAATTATGGACCTTGGAAAGAAAATTTCGATGCTATGGCACGTAAAACAGTCCTTAAAAAATTAGTGAATCAACTCCCAATGGATGTTGAGTTTCATGAAGCAGTCCAAGAGGATGAAACGGTACGTAAAACAATTAATGATGAGCCAGAAGTAATTGCTGCTGAATATGAAATTATTGATGCTCCAGAAGTAGTTGAAGGCAATGAGTGAAATTAAATGGATTAAATTATCAACTTCAATGTTTGATGATGAAAAAATAAAAATCATTGAGAGTTTACCGGATTCAGATACTATATTAATCATTTGGATCAAGTTACTTTCTTTAGCAGGAAAAACAAATAATAAAGGGTTTATTTTCCTTAGTGAAAATATCCCATTCACTGAAGAAATGCTATCCACCATTTTTAATAGACCTTTGCAAAATGTAAGGTTTGCTCTACAGACTTTAAAACAGTTTGGAATGATAAATATTGATGATCATGATTTTATCTATATTTCAAATTGGGAGAAACACCAAAATGTAGATGGAATGGAAAGAACAAGGCAATTAACAAGACAAAGAGTAGCTAAACATAGGGAAAATCAAAAGGTTTTAGCTGCACCAAATGATGTAACGTTACATGAAACGTTACGTAACGGAACAGATATAGATATAGATAAAGAATTAGATAAAGAAAAAGATATATATATAGATCAATTTAATGAGTTTTGGTCTATTTATCCAAGAAAAGAAGGTAAGAAAAAGAGTCAAGATAAGTTCAAAAAGGTACTTAAAACCTATTCTTTTGAACAAATCATGAATGGAACAAAAAAGTATATTGAGTATCTTTATAAAACAAAAACACAAAAGCAATTCATTAAACAACCTTTAACCTTTTTGAATGGTGAACATTTTAACGATGAATTTACAGGAGGTCCAAATGGAAAAACTAGATTTAACCCAGATGATAACGATCTCCCTTTCTGATGAAGAATGTGTTCATAACTATCCAACATCAATAAAGGTATTTAAGAAAGTATTAATGGATGGTGTTCCTCAATGTCCAAGGTGTTATGTAGAAAATCAAAATAAAGCTTTAGAAACAGAAGCTTCAGAGTTTGTTAAAAATCGAGAATATGAGATTAAAAAAGATACTCTTTTAAACCTCTCTATTTTAGACGATGAAACAATTTTAGAAGCTAGAATACTAAATTACTTAACAGAGTGTAATGAAACGAAATTAGCAAAAGAAAAGGCGAATAATTGCATATCAGAATACTTAGCAGGAAAGAAGTTCAATATGTTCCTTCAAGGTACTCCAGGAGCAGGAAAAAGCCATTTAGGATATGCAATTTTAAAAGCAATTAATGAAACAGATTTTGATGGATCTTGTTTATTCGTAAGTATTGAAAAAATGATACGAATGATTAAAAACAGCTTTAACGATAAATCAAGCCAGTATTCAGAGGAATACTTTGTAAACCTTTTATCAAATGTGGATTTCTTAGTAATGGATGATCTTGGAGCTGAAACAGGTTCGATTGATACAAATAAAACTGCAACTGATTTTGTAAGCAGAATATTATATGCAGTTTATAACGCTAGACAAGGCAAAAGCACCATTACAACAACTAATCTAAGTGGTGAAAGTATGTATCAGCTTTACGATAAGAAAACCATTTCGAGAATGTCCTCGAATTGCACTTACATTATTTTTAAGGAAATAAGTGATAAACGGAAAAAGCTGCCATTTTGACAAAAAGAGTGTAACAAAAGGAGTTGAAATAAATTGAAACATATTGTGTTTTTCGTTGCGATAACTAAAAAGCTCATTTTTAAAAAATGAGCTGCTTAACATAACCTTTTATGTGTACATTTCTTAATAAGGGGATTAAATGGATGGAATCTTTATTGTATAGCTCATCAAATAGAAATAAGTTAGTTAATTTAATGTTCTTACTAACGTAGAAAGAACATAGCATCATTTGCATTGTTAACAACACAATGGTCGAACTAATTTTGACTAAATCACTATCTACACTTTCGGGATCTTCATAATCATCTGGATGTTCAGGAAGTGAGTAAGCTCCGTGGGCGAATTTATTGCGAATTGTATATACGAAAAAGATTCCTTTTTCATAATAATTTATAGATGAATGATCTATTCCATTTTGAATTAATGAATGATAAAGGCTGATTAATTTTTCTAATGACTCCTTGTAACCTGGAAAAACAGAAGGGCGCTTTTTTCTAATTATGTAACGTGCGGTACTGACTTTACCATAATCTTTACTATTACAACCTTCAATTAATGGTTCTAGGGTTTCAACTAATGATTCAAACGCACCCCAAATAAAGTTAAAGATAGTTATTTCTAATGCTAAATTTGATAGCATACTACTTCTTTCATTTTCGTAGTGAAGTGCAGGAGAGCAAAATGCGAGAGATGAGTCAAATTTCCCTGTGATTAAACTGACTTGTTCAACACTTGATGCCATTTGTAGCCAGCTACAAATTTGGTACCATTTTTCATCTAGGTCCGTTATATCCAGTGTTTGAAGTACACAACCCAATTTCCAAGCATGTTCATCTACGGGCCTTATATTAACCATGAATTATAGTTCCTCCTAAATCTTTATACCTTAAATATATTACATTTAATGGTTAGATTACTATTTTTAAGGAGGATTTATTTCAAAACAAACATTTTGTGTTAAGTGTCGCACTACGAACAAAGAGCGAAGAAAGAGGTGTTTAAATGGACTGCACAAAAACAACTCAACTTACTAATGGTGCATGGGTATTCAAGAAATGCTCATGTACTAAATGCCAGGTGAGGAAACAAGCAATAAAAGCTTTTTGGGATCGTTTTGATAGCCTATATAACAATCATATTGGACAAGCTGCAATTTTAGAAACAATTGGAGTAAAAAAATGATTGATGTTACTAAGAATAGACATTCTGCAGCTATTCCTAAAAGAAAAAGACGAAATACGGTAATAGTCTTGGAAGAACTTGATCATACATGGGATAAAGATGAACTTGAAGAAATCGTAAAGCTTTGGGAAGAGGATGTAACGATTTGGGAAATGGAAGAGATTTTTCAAAGACCACAAGCTGAAGTTGCATTAGCCATTATGGATCAAGAAATAAAAGGGAATATCAAACCTAGAAAAATAGGATTGGGGATTATAGTACATGAAAGTGAAGAACAAAACCATCCAGGAATTGTTTGATGGTCTTGCAAATGAAATTGCTAGATTAGAAGCAGAAATTGAACGGAAAGAAGCGATTATTCAAACTCAAGCTGAAACAATTCTTAAATTAGCGAATGAGTAAGTGGAATGACCTGTTCAAACCAAAAGAAGAAAGTCCACAGGAAGAAGAAGTTATTAGACCTGGAGTGTGCATAACTTGTGGACAAGCTGCTTTTAAACTAGCAATTCATAAGCATCACTTATTAAGAAAGTGTAAAAATTGTACGGAAGTAATTGATACCGAAAATATGAGGGTAATAAGAAAGGGGATTATCAAGTGGAAAACCAATCAAAAACCATAGATGTATATATTCAAAGAATTAGTGAAGATTTGGATGAAATCATTGAACTGGAAAATAAATTAAAACGTTCTAAAGTTTGTTATTTAATACAAGTGCTGGATTATTTGTTTTGGCAGTAATTGAGATCGTTAAATATTTTAACTAAGGAGTATGGGAGAAATGGGTAAAATTCAATTAGATTTAAATAATCTTAATCAACAATTAATTATTGCTGGTCTTGCTGGTTTAGTTGAAGATAATGGGTGTACTCCACATGAAGCATTAGACATTCATGATGTAATTAAAAATAGTACATTTCATGATTTATGTGATTTAAAGAAAGAGGTGTCCAAATGAAAAAATGTAACTATTGTGAAGGTCGTGGTTATACATTTGTACTAGATAAAAAAACATTTTACGGAATTCCAGTTGGTAAAGAAACAGGGGTAAGAAAACAATGTACTAAGTGCTTTGGTAAAGGTGTTAAAAGTGAACAAACTAAGATTTTAGGGAAGTAAATATAGGTTAACATGTACAGAAGGCTAGACTACTAGAGTGGGGGGTCCTTATGAAGCATATAGTTTTTTTCTCTGGAGGAATTGGAAGTTTCTTTACTGCTAAACGAGTAATCGAAAAACAAGGTAAGGAAAATGTGATTTTATTATTCACAGATACATTAATCGAAGATAAGGATTTATATAGATTTATGGATGATGCCGATAAACACTTCGGTATCTCCATAACCAAAATTGCAGATGGTCGTACACCATTTGAAGTATTTAAGGATACTAGATTTTTAGGGAATTCAAGATTAGCTAAGTGTTCCCATGTTTTAAAACAAGAACAAGCAGAGAATTGGATTAAAGAACGATTTAAAGAAGAAAAACCCATGTTTATTCAGAAAAAACAAGTAAAACCAACAAGAGAATTTATCTTATGGGAAGATCCAATAATAATTGCCGAACTACAAAAAGAATGGGAAGAAGATGAAAGGGAAACGTGCGTATTGTATTTAGGTATTGACTGGACAGAAGACCATCGGAAGGCTTCACCTGAATTTAATTGGGCGCCTTATAAAGTTGAGTTTCCAATGTGTGAAGAACCTTATGTTACTAAAAATGAAATGTTGGATTATTTAAAAGAAGTTGGAATTAAGATTCCTAGATTATATAAACTTGGTTTTTCTCATAATAATTGCGGTGGAATGTGTGTTAGAGCAGGGCAAGGACATTTTGTTAATTTGCTAGAGAAGTTACCAGGTAATTACTTAAAGATAGAAAATCATGAACAAGAAATGCGTGAGTTTCTAGATAAAGATGTATCAATACTTACTAGGACAAGAAACGGTATTAAAAAGCAGTTAACACTTAAAGAATTAAGGTTAGAATACGAACAATACGGAGTAACACAAATAGATATGTTCGACATTGGAGGATGTGGATGTTTTGTTACAGAGGAGGGAAACGAATGATCATCAAATTGAAAATCCAATCTATGAAATAACTAAATTATTAAATGGTGATGAAGATGGAGATATTTAAAGGCTGCTTATTTAGTTAAATAATTTGTATTTCTTTTTGGATCATCGTTATATGGATTATTTTTAGATAGGAGTGAGTTCATGTCCAGAGCAATATATGAAGATACTAAATTATCAAAAGGGATAAGAAGAAAAGCAGAACAAATACTTTCAAGTTATCGAAATCTGGATGCACTAATTAAAATTATGCAAATGGATCTTCCGAGTGTTAAAGTTACTCCTTCTTATGAATTGAAAGAAGGTTCGTCTGGTGGAAGTGTAAGTAATACTGTTGAGAGTATGTATATAAGAAAAGAAGAGATTGCGGAACGGTTGCAACAAAAGCAGCAATTAAAAATAAAGTTGGACAAGATTCATAATAGCTTAAATGAAAGGAAAAAGGATATTTGGGAGCTTCGATATATTAGAGGATGGTTTGATGATCTAATTATTGCAGAGTTAGATATTAGTAGAAGACAGTATTACAGAGAAAAGAATGCGTTACTTAATTTGGTTGCTGAAGCTTTTTATTTAATATAATAAGCTTTTGAAATAAAAAAGACTATCCATTTAATTTGGATCGTCTTTTTTAATCTTTAGTACGCTTAGAATTCTATGTTTTATAGACTGTCTAGCATAATTGTTCGATGGCTGGGATGTGTAGCTAATTTCGTGAAAGCGTCCTATTGCTATAAAAATTGTACTGATTAAATAGACTAATGAAAATATCCCCTTATTGACAGCATCTTCGTTTTGATTATCAAGATCTGTAATTATTTCATAAAATTGGAATTGATCTTCGTCAGTACCATCATTGTTTTGGAAATATTCTTCACTATTACTAGAGCTATCTATTTGATGCATATAATTCCATATGTGGTCTAACTTTGTTTCGAGTGAATTTTTATAATAACCATCTTCAAAAGATTCACCAGGATCAATAAATAGAGTTTGCCAAATTAATGCAAAGAAAAGTAATGCATACCCAATAAATTCAAATCCTCTAGCTACTTTTTCACTAACTCTTACTTTTTTCATCCCCATAAAAAAGCAATACAAAGTTGCTCCTAAAGCTAAAGAATTAATTAATAAAGAATGTGTATTATAGAAATGCTCCAGATTCTTATGAGCATCTCTAGAAGCATAAGTTTGAAACAACATATCAGGAATAGAAACGATTAACAAAGGTATAAGAAATAAACCATAAAACCAAAAATAACTTCCAATTAACCTCGACTTACTTTCCTGTTTCTTTTTTTTAATTGACTCTCTTTTCATAGAATTACTTAACGTGGATTTTCTTTTTAATAACTTTCTATTCATTAACTTTCTATTCATTGATTTTTTCCCCTTAAAATCAAATAGTATTTTATCTAATTAATTTTACATGAAAATGGCACTATTTGGTACATAACTGATACACGAAAACACAAAATATATCAAAAAACCAATATATAATAATAACATCGCCATGCTGCGGAAACAGCTTGAAGATACTTATATTATGTATTTCGATTTACCCTATGTTTCGATTTTATGTAGTTTTACCCTGGCTTTAACTTGACAATTTAATATTGAAGCGCTGTTTTTGAGAAGAAAGAAGTCCTTGAGTGAGGGCTTCTTTTTTTATTTTTAAAATAAATATTTGTAGGTATTATATGGTATTTTTATTTATCCTTATTTAAGATATAGGTATACAGGATAAATTTAATTGGAGTGTGAAAATGTTTATGTTTATGCGGAATGTGAAAATGAATGTGAAAATGTTTATGCGGAAAGTGAAATTTAATGTGGAAGGGTTAAAGTTTTATTGGAATCAGTTAAATGTAATTAATGAAATCGTTTATGAGTCACAAAAAAGTGATCAATCGTTACAGAAAGCTATAAAAGTACTTTCCGAGAGATATCTAGTTTTGCCAATAACTGAAGATAATGTGAATGGATTTGATTTAAATGATATAAATTCTATGAAAAAATTAGGAGTATTAATAGATTCAAATATAAAAGTAAATTTTAGTGAAAAGAAAACTACTAGCTACCTTTATATATTTCTAGCAATGCAAGTTTTCACTTTTCAAATGGCAATGAAATCAGATATTTTATTTACAATTAAATCAATTATAGCTCTTGTGATTTTAATTGCACTTACAGTGTACATTGTTTCTGCAAAATTTAAAGGTACAAAAGAAGAGTTATATCCTTATCATGTTTTGGAGGGATTAGTTAAACTACGTATTGAAGAATTGGAAAAAGTGCAAGAAGCAAATGAGCCACAAAAAATTGAGGCTGTTTAAGAAATGACAACATAATTAAAATTGTTATACAGAGCCAATCAGTAGGGCTCTTTTTTTATTCTTTGTAAACTAGATCCATTAAAGTTCTTTCCCCCTCTCATTTTGCTTGGTTAATGGGTCTAGTTTAGAGGGAATAACTTATCGGATGAAGAAAGTATAAAAGCATGGGTTACTTTTTTATAGAAATAATAGCTGAGGGAAAGGATGTTCCAGGTGTGAAAAGAGACATGGAATTAATTAGAAATTTATTATTTATCATCGAAGAACAAGAGAACGACTGTCAACAATTAAATATTCCAAGTGGATATGAAAAAGAAGTAGTTGTGTACCATCTAAAATTATTAGAACAAGCTAATTATTTGGAGAATGTTATAAGATATGCTGATAATGAGGCTTACATTATTAGAAGTTCTATAACTTGGATTGGGCATGAGTTTCTGGGCTCGATTCGTAATGATACTAATTGGTCAAAAATTAAAGGTAAATTCGGAACAGAAATAAATAAGATTCCGATTGCTGTTCTTAGTTCAGTAGCAATAGAACTTTCAAAGCAGTGGGCATTCTCTAAATTAGGATTATCTTCAAAATAGACATTCGCTTAGTTGAGTGTTTTTTATTTTACAGAACCGACATAAAATTTTACATATGATATGCATTACTAGTTTACATAATGATTATTTTGGGAAGTTGATACAATTATAAAACGTTGATGTAACAAGCTTTTTAGAGGGGTTATTTTTCTTGTTTATTCATGATTTTATACAAGGTTGATATATCAAGGTTTTTAAGGGTGTAGGTGGTTGCCTATACCTTTTTATTTTGCATAGAAACATGAATAGATAAATCATTTGGAGGTGAGGTGTTAATGAGTGGCTAGAGAAAGAAATCCTAATAGAGATAAGGCTTTTGAGTTATATCATAAGCATAATGGAAAGATTACAAATAGAGAGATCGCTAATCAACTTGGTGAAGATGAAAAGAAAGTAGCAGTATGGAAACAACGTGATAAATGGAATGTTGTACAACAAGAAATCAAAGATGTTATACAACAAACCAAAAGACCTAGAGGTGCGCCAAAAGGCAGTAAGAACGCTTTAGGTAACAAAGGTGGGCATGGTGGACCATTTGGTAACTCTAAAGCTTTAAAACATGGTTTCTTTTCTAAGTTCCTTCCAGCAGAAACATTAGCGATTATGGAAGAGATTAATCAACGTTCTCCAATTGATTTGTTATGGGATCAAATACAGCTTCAATACGCTGCAATTATTAGAGCGCAGCAATTGATGTATGTAGCTAATAAACATGATATGACTAAGGAACTTAAGAAAACTAGAGAAACTGATTCTTCATCTGAAGAAGAGTATGAGATCCAATTCGCTTGGGATAAACACGCTAACTTCTTGCAAGCTCAATCAAGAGCTATGAGTACTCTTAATAACCTTATAAGGCAATATGAAGAGTTATCTAATACTGAAGAGCAACAGTTACGTATTAAGAAGCTTAAAGGTGAAATTGCTAAGATTGAGCGTGATATAAATAATGATGATACTGATGATTCAATTCAAATTGTAATCAAGCGAAAAGGTGAGAACAATGGTTGAAAAAGAAGTTAATCCTCACTTTGAAGATTTCATATTTGATTGGGAACATAAGTATTACTTTTTGGTTGGTGGTTATGGATCATCTAAAAGTTATCATGTAGCTCTTAAATTAATTCTTAAACTTCTTGAGGAAAAGCGTACAGCTCTAATAGTTCGTGAAGTATATGATACTATTCGTGACTCATGTTTTGCTTTATTCGCTGATATTGCAGACGAATTAGGGTTATATAGCACCAGGAAAGAAAAAGGGAAAATACAATTCACTTCTTCACCTATGCAAATTAAGTTTCCTAATGGATCTAAAATCATTTTTAAAGGTATGGATAGACCAGAAAAATTAAAGTCAGTTCATAATGTATCTATCGTTTGGCTTGAAGAGTGTTCTGAAGCTAAATATGCAGGATATAAAGAGTTAACTGGTCGTTTAAGGCATCCAACACTTAAAACTCATATTATCCTTTCTACGAATCCTGTAGGGAAAAGTAATTGGAGTTATAAACATTTCTTTAAGAATGATAAAACTAAATATCATGTGCTAAATGATAAGGATTTATACAAACAACGAATCATGATTGTTAATAAAACCTACTATCATCATTCAACAGCCGATGATAATTTGTTTTTGCCAGAAGATTATATAGAGCAATTAGATGATTTAAAGAATCATGATCCAGACCTTCACAGAATCGCTCGTCATGGGGAATTTGGAACAAATGGGGTAAAGGTATTACCACAGTTTATTGAAGCTCCACATGAGGAAGTAATGGAACAAATTAAAGCAATCAAGAAACCTATGTATAAGAATGGAATGGACTTTGGATTTGTCAGTTCTTACAATGCTCTTCTAAGGTTAGCTATCGATCACGAGGAAAAAATACTTTATATCTATTGGGAGTATTATAAGAATCAACAAACGGATGATAAGACAGCTGAAGATATTAAAGAGTTTAAAGAGTCTGGTGAGTTAATTAAAGCAGATGCAGCAGAGCCTAAAACAATCGCTTTCTATAAACAGAATGGATTTAAAATGAAAGATGCTAAGAAGTTTCCAGGCTCAAGGCTTCAATATACAAAAAAGGTTAAACGATTTAAGAAGATTATTTGCTCCAGTAATTGCGTTAATACAATAGATGAATTAAAAGATTTAACTTTCGCAGTCGATAAGCAAGGAGAGATCATTGAAGATGAATTTAACATCGATCCTCATACCTTCTCGGCTATTTGGTATGCTTTGGATGATTACGAGGTATCAGATTTGAAAGGTAATGCAGTTAGAAGCATGAATAAATCTGAATTAGGCTTGTAGGAGGTGAGAATGTGTTTAGAACAGAGCTTAAAGCACATGAAAAAGAAGAAGTTAGATTGTTTGTTGCAAAGCATCGTAACGATATTTTACCCAAACTAAAATTCTATAAAGATTATTATAAGGGCGAACATGAAATATTAAATAAAACGGTGACTGATCCAGCAAAACCTAATAATAAATTGGTGAATAACTACTCTAAATATATAACTGATATGAATGTTGGTTATTTTGTAGGTAAGCCAATTACTTATACAAACACTGATGATAAGCTAATGAGTACTATGAATGAAATTAATGAGTACAATGATGAACACCTTGTTAATTTAGAAATTGCAAAAGATGCTTCTATTACTGGTCTAGCTTATGAAGTTCTTTACTCAGATAAAGATGCAAAAGTGAGATTTAAGAAATTAGATGTTAAAAATACTTTTGTTGTTAGAGATAACACTTTAGAGGATAACATTGTTTATGGTGTTTATTATCGAGTTTCCAGGGATGCTAAGTCTACTGAAGTTATTTATGCTGATGTGTATGAAGCAAATAAGATTTATCATTACTCGATTAAAGGTGGAAATATTAACTTAGAAGATGAGGAAGATCATTTCTTTGGGGATGTACCTATTAATCCTTATTTTAACAATGAGGAACATATGGGAGATTTCGCTACAGTTATTTCTTTAATTGATGCTTATAATAAATCTCAATCTAATACGCTTGATGATATGGACCAGTTCACAGATTCTTATTTAATGTTAAAGAATATGAACGGTACAACAGGTGAAGATGTAAAAGATATGAAAACTAATCGAGTCATGTTAGTTGATGAAGATGGTGATGCTAAATGGCTCATTAAAGATGTCAATGATTCATGGGTAGAAAACTATAAAACTCGATTAGATAAAGATATTCATAAATTTAGTAGCACTCCAGCATTAGATGGTGATGGTGCAGCAGGATCTAAGACTACAATTGAAATTAAAATGAAATTGTTAGGAATGGAACAGAACAGGGTTAATAAGGAGCGCTATTTTAAGAAGTCTTTACAAAGACGAATCGAAATGATCGTTAACTTCTTAAATGTTAAAGGTGCTAATTATGATTACCTAACTGTTAAACCTGTATTCACTGCTAATATTCCTCAAAACGCAGTAGAATTAGCTGCATTAGCTAAAGACTTAATGGGAGTAGTAAGTGATGAAACATTACTTTCTAACCTTCCTATGGTTGATGATGTGCAAGAGGAATTGAAGCGTAAGAAGAGTGAAGATGCAGAAAAGGAAAAAGCTTTTAAAAAGTTAATTCCAAAAAATACCACTACTGGAGGTACTAGCAATGGCAAAGGGCAAGCTTTCAGTAACAATTGATGTGAAAAATATGGATTCAGTAAAACAAACATTTGAAATTATGGCAGACGTTTTGAAAGATGAACGAATACCAGTAGAAATAAGAAAAGAGTACTCTCAAAAAATTGATGAAGTAATAAAAGAGTATGAAGAATGAACACATTTGAGATGTGGTTTAGAACTATCTTATCTTTAGCATCTATAGTATTCGCAGTATTAGCTATGATAAATAACAGAAAATCAAGATTATAAAAATCTTAAGGGCTATAACGACAGCAACTCAAATTAGAGGGGCTTTTTTTATTGAACTTATTAGGAGGAAATACAATGAAGAATGTTAAAAAGAAATTCGGATTACCTTTAAATTTACAGTTATTTGCTGGGAATGAAGGAGATCCAGGTCAAGGCGATCCAACTCCACCACCTGTAACTTATACAGAGGAAGAGCTACAAGCTAAACTTCAATCTGAAACAGATAGACGAGTTACAGAAGCATTGAAGAAGCAACAAGCTAAATGGGAAGAGGATTTTAAAACAAAGCTTGAAACAGAAAAGAAAGAAGCACAACGATTAGCTAAACTTTCTGCTGAAGAACAAGAGCGTGAGAAGTTTGATAAAGAGCGCAAAGAGTTTGAAGCAGAAAAGTTACAACACCAAAGAGATGCTTTAGAACTTCAAACAACTAAGATTTTAGCAGACAAAAAGCTTCCTACTCAATTCGCTTCATTCTTAATTACAGAGAATGATGCAGATAAAGTAAAAGCTCATATTGATTCTTTTGAACAAACATTCCAAAGCGCAGTACAAGCAGCAGTAGAGGAACGTTTAAAAGGTTCAGCTCCTAAAGTTCCAGGAACAAATGATAATGCTCCATTGACTTGGGAGAGTGCATTACAAGAACACTATAATAAAAAATAAGGAGGGCATATAAATGCCAGTAACTTTAGCACAAGCAAACGCTACAAAAGTAAATAAAGTTGATCAAATGTTAGTTGATTCTTTCCGTAGAGCATCTCATTTATTAGATACTCTTACATTTGATGATGCAGTATCACCAGGTACAGGAGGAACAACATTAACTTACGGATATACTCGTTTAAAAACTGCATCTTATGCTGCGACTCGTGCACTTAACAGCGAATTCACAGCAGGCGAAGCAGAACGCCAAGCAGTAACTACTAACCTAGCAGTATTAGGTGGTAAGTACCAAGTGGATCGTGTAATCCAAAGAGCATCTGGTAACTTAAATGAGATTGGTTTCCAAGCTGATCAAAAAATGAAAGCAACTGTAAACCAATTCCACAACTTAGTTATCAATGGAGATAAAACATCTGATGCTAACGGTTTTGATGGATTAAATAAAATCTTAGTTGGTCAACCTACTGAGAAAAATACAGGCGCAGTTATTGATATGTCTACAGGTGCATTAATCAGTTCTAACTACAAAGCTTTATTATTTGCAATCGATGATTGGTTATCTGAGTTTGATGGCCGTCCAGATGCGTTACTATTAAACTCTAAAATGAAACTAGTTATGCAAGCTGTAGCTCGTGAAGCTGGTTATAAATCATCTGTTGAAGATGCTTTTGGTAATAAAATTGCTGCATATGATGGTATTCCATTAGTAGATTTAGGTTGGTACGCTTCAAATAATGCTGGTGCAACTCAAACAACTCCAGTATCACAAATTGTTAACCGTACTGTAGGAACTGCTCAAACAGGCTTAACTGATATGTACGCAGTTCAATTAGGCTTAGATGCTTTCCATGGTATTTCTATGGTTGGTGATTCAATTGTTAACCAATACCTACCAAACTTAAATTTACCAGGTGCAGTTAAAGATGGTGAAATTGAGATGGTTGCAGGTGTTGCATTAAAGAACACTCGTAAAGCTGGTGTTTTACGTAATATCAAAGTTCAATAATTGATAGGGGGATAAAGTATTATGGCAGCGAAAAAAGAAGCTAAGAAATATAAAATTAAAGCACCTACTGAATTCACAGGTTTAGGAGCAGGTGACTTACCTTTCTTACAAGGTGTTGCTGAAACTGATAACGAATGGTTAGCAACTTGGCATGAGTCAAACGGCTATGAAGTTGAAGGTCTAGTTACTGAAGAAACTAAGTAAGAGAGTGGATTTATTCCCTCTCTTTTTTAATGTGTAAAGGGAGGGAAACCATTTGAAAGATCAAGAGTATTGGAACGAGCGTATAGGTAATTTAACTGCGAACGTTTATAACAATATTGAACAAAGAAGCGCAATATTAACTGATTATTATTCATTTGCTTATGAAGAGATTATTAGCTTAATAGGAACGCTTTATGCTAAACATTCCAAACAAGGCGAACTAACTTATCAAGAGATGAGTAAATATCATCGAATGGTAACTTTAGAAAGCCAGGTAAGAGATATTATTAATGGGCTTGGTCAGAAAGAGATAGAAGCGAATCAAGAACTATTAATTGATGCCTATGAGCAAACATTTGAATCGATTGATGAGTTTTATAAAGGCATTGGCTTGAAGTCGAATCTTATAAAGATTAATAAGAAAGCCATCGAGAAAGTAATTTACTATCCTTGGAGTGGCGCAGACTTTTCTTCAAGAATATGGAATAACAAAACAGCACTAATCAATGGTTTAAGAGAGACATTAGTAAGAGGCTTTATACAGGGCCAGTCGATTGATGTTATGTCTAGAAACCTTGAGAACAAATTAAACTTAGCCATGAGAGATACTAAGCGTGTAATACGCACAGAATCGGCTCATGTGATTAATCAAGCTAGTATGGACTCTTACATCCAGCTAGGACTTAAACAAGTCGTATGGCTTACTAGGCACGATGAGCGCACATGTGAAGAATGTGGGCCATTAGACAATGAAAAAATGACAATGGACAGTGGACTGCTTAAGTTTAAAGGGAGCTTTATTAGTAACCCATACCATCCTAATTGCAGATGTGCGGTCGCTCCATATTCAGAAGAAATTAATAAATACCTATAATTAGGTGGTGATTACATGCCAATTACAGAAGTAAAGACTTTGATAGGTATATCAGACAATAGTAGAGATGATGTATTAAACATCATTATTAACAATGCTAATTCTTTAGTTAGAGAGTATCTTGGATTATCTACCGTTCCTACTTCATTAACTTGGATTGTAGATGAAATTAGTATTACCAGGTTTAATCGATTACGTTCTGAAGGAATTTCTGAGGAAAAAATTGATACAATTACCACAATTTACTCTGGCAATCTACTTGATCCGTATAAAGAAACACTCGATAACTATTTAAAGAATAATGCAACAGAGAGTAAACAGGGTAGGCTGCGAATGCTATGAAAACAGATGCTAAAGCAGTTTTTAAAAAATATACAAGGGTTTCAGATGGGATTGGGGGCAGTACTAAAGGGCCAGAAGTAACAGTATTTACTGGCTATGGCTTTTTATCTAGTGTTGAAAACCCAAGAAACCAAAAAACAACCAGGGTTAACGTTACAAAAGAAGCTAAGTTTTATTTAAAAGGAGCACAACCTCCAAACGATGTGGATTTTGTAGAGATCAATGGGGAACGATTTAAAATTGCAGATATTGAGAACTTTGGAAAGATTACATCTTATACGTTAGGAAACGGCAGTCATGTTACGGTTTGAGTTTAATAACGTAAGAGAATTTAAGAAAAGTGTAGGCGAGTTAAAGGCAGAAATGGAAGCTGCAATAAAAGAAGAAGTTAAAAACGCCACATTAGCGATGGAAACACGAATTAAACAAGATGCACCTGTTAATGATGGTGATTTGCGTAGGAGTATCGATCACGAATTTACGAACGATGGGTTTGTAGGTCATGTTTATACAAATAAAGAACATGCCATCTATAATGAATTTGGTACTGGTATTTACGCTGTTGAAGGTAACGGAAGGAAAACACCTTGGGTATTTCCTAAACGTGCAGCAGGCAGCAAAGAATACAATTTCCCGATCATTATCATTAACGGAGAAGAATTTTACTTAACTCGAGGACAAAAAACTCATCCATTTTTCTTTAAAAACTTTGACTATATTCGTCCTCGCTTTGAAAGAGAACTAGAAAAAATTATAAGAGGTAGGTGAATTAAATGGGAGCTTCAGTGGAGCTTCAGAAAGCTGTATTTAATGCGTTAACTGGAGCGTATCCAGTTTATGATGATGTTTCTACCCCAATCCAGATGCCCTACATACTGCTTGGAGATGAAACAGTAAACAGGAACGATCCAAAAGGCGAGCAACTTTCTGAACATGTTCTTACAATTCACGCCTATAGTAATTATTCGGGTTCTAAACAAGTAAAAGAGATGAACGATTATATCATTACTAAACTAGTTAATCAGCAAATCACTGTAACGGGATTTACTGTTTGTCGTAATGGTTTAGAGCTAGCAGAAGTTAGTAAGGAGTTAGATGCGAATCGTGTTACCTTGTCTGATAATGTAATTATTTATCATGGCATCGTACAGGTTCGCTTTCATTTATATAAAGATTCTTAAGGAGGATAACCAATGTTAAAACTTAACTTACAAACATTTGCAGGCGCATCTAATGGTCGATACTTCTATGTTGATATAAATACTGGCACTGATGCTGCACCTGTATGGACAAAAGTAGGTGGGCAACGTGATGCAAGCCTTGAGTATTCAAAAGATGCTATTGAAACTACTTCTAAAACATCTGCAAATGGATACAAAGAGAAGGATCATGGATTAAAAGAATGGTCAATCGAATTCGATTCACTATTTGTTAAATCTGAAGCAGGCTATGTAGCACTACTTGCTGCATTCGATCAAGATAAGGATATTAATATTCGTATCTCAGATGGTACTGGAACAGGTTCGGCTGTATCTTGGAAAGCTGGTAAGGGTATTATCACTAAAATTAATACTGATTTACCTTATGAAAAAGAAGCTACTTACTCTGTAAGTGTTGAAGGAAACGGGCCACTAACTTAATAAATTAGAAGGGGAGAGGTAAAATATGCAACGTATCGTAACAATTCCAACAACTGATAAAGAGCGCCACATGCGCTTCGGAACTAACCAAGTAGTAGAGGTAGAGGAACAATTAGGAATGGGCTTAATAGATGCTGCTGAGAATCCAACATTTAAAGTAATGCGTACAATCTTTTATGCAGGCCTTAAATGGGAAGATAAAGAACTTACTCTAGAAGCAGTAGGGGATTTTATGGACGATGTTATCTTTGAACATGGTTTCGCTTATCTAGCTGATAAGATGGGCCAAGCAATTGAGGGAACGTTCGGAGATAAACCCAGTGCCGTTGAAGGAGAAAAAAAAGCTTGATGTAGAAAAGCTTTATTCTCTTTCATGTGGTAAAAATGGAGTCAATCCCATTCAGTTTTGGGAGCTTACGCCTTTTGAATTAATGTTGATTGATGAGGGTAGGCAAGAACACTATGAAATCATTAAGGCAGCTTTCCAAGTGGGCTATGTATCTGCTAAGAAAGGTAAAAACTATGAATTGTTTAGAAAGCCTGGAATGCAAAAGGTTTCAAGTGAAAGAGCTGAAGAACTAGAAAATGAGTTTGATAGTATGGACGAGTAGCCAATGGCTACTTTTCTTTTTATGAAAGCGAGGTGAGATCATGGAAAGAAGAATGGAGGCCATTGTCGGGGTAGATACATCCGAATACGACAGAGGCATGGACGAGGTAGCAAGGCGAGCCGATATTGTTTCTGCACGAATGCGAGCAGCGATGAGAACAGCTAGGGCTGCAATGTTACCTTTTAAAGCGCAGGTGCAAGATGTCAGAGCAAGGTTTATGGACTTAGGAATGACTATGGATTCATACCGAGGAACTAATGCTCAATTCATGAATGATGTTAGGCGTTTAGGAGCTGAACACAAAGCAGCTACGGATGCAATGATTGCCAATAATAACTATCTAAGAGGTAGTTTATTAATGACAGCTGGCACAATGATGAATATGACAACCCAAGCTCAACGTATCTCTGAAAATTATAAACGGATGAGAAACCCGATGTATAGAGTAAACGGTGCAGGATTAGCTGTTGCTGGTGCTATGAATCGAATTGCCAATAATGGTAATGCTGCTGTGCTTGCACTGAGACTATTAGGGCCGACTGCAAACATGAAGAAGCTTCGAGATATGCAGATGATGATTACTCAAGGTTTAATGAGGTTTCAAATGGTTGCTATGGGTGCTGCTGTAGGTTCTGCTCTTTTATATGGCGCTTTACATAAAGGAGCTATGAAAGCAGATAAAGAATACAAACAGCTTTTTGACACAATGAGCAAGAATGTTAAAAAAGCATTTGAGCCGATGATCCAAGCATTTGCTGCTGTAATGAAGCCTGTTTTTAGATTCATCAATGCAATAGCTCAAATCATCATCAAGTTTAATGAAGCACATCCTACATTAGCAAAATTCATTCAAGGAATAATGATGCTCGTTCCAATACTCACATTACTCCTATCACCTCTAGCAATAGGGATAGGATTATTTGCAGGCTTCCAAGCAGCTTTATCTAGTTTATGGGTATTTATTGGGCCAGTTATTACGGGTCTTGCTGCTATGAGTGCTACAGTATGGATCGTAGCTGCTGCGATTGTTGGTCTAACAGCACTGTTTACTTATCTATGGAAAACAAATGCAACCTTTAGAGATAATGTCATAACGGCATGGACAGCTATAAAAAATGCAGCTATTAAAGCGTGGGATTATGTTCTAAACTCTGTCTTAATCCCGACATGGAACGCTATAGTTAGTTTTGCTAAACAGATTTGGGGAAGCCTAAAAGACTTCTGGAAACAAAACGGTGAGAACATTAAAACGATTGCTAAAACGGTTTGGGATTTCGTGAAAACCTATGTTGTAAATAACGTAAAAACAACGGTAGAAACACTAAAAACCTTATGGAACATAGTAAGCTCTGTTGTTACATCGTGTTGGGAGAATGTTAAAGGTGCTATTTCTGGAGCTGTAAAAGTTATTGCAGGAATTATTGGAGTATTCGTTTCCGTTTTAACAGGTGACTGGCAAGGCGCATGGGATAACATAAAGAAAATTGGTCAAGGTGCATGGGAGTTCTTGAGTAATGCAGCCCAAATAGGAGTAGTTGCTTTACTAGGCGTTGTAAGAGGTATTGGAAAGTCAATCGGTGGAGAATTTGAAAAGATGTCAACATCTTTCTATAACGCTGGTAAGGGCTTCATGGAGCAATTAATCAAAGGTATCGGATCAATGGTTTCAAGTGTCACATCTAAAATTAGTGAAGTAGCTGGACAGGTTCGAGATTTCCTACCATTCTCTCCTGCTAAAACAGGGCCTTTAAGCGATCTCGATAAGTTAGACTTTGGAGGGCCAATTGTTACAAGTATCAATAAAGCCACTCCAATGGTACAAAATTATATGCCTGGTTTAGTATCTTTACCAACATTAGGTGGCAATACAACTAATAACTATGCTAAGTCTGGTAATACATTTAATTTCTATCCTCAAAAGGCAGTCATAGATGAAAATGATATAGTAAGACAATTCCAAAGAATGGAGGTGCTATATGGCTGATAAAACTTATTGGATTGATGCTAATGGCACTGAATATTCTTTCGATACATCAAATATGAAAGTGCTATTAGGTATGCGAGGAAAGTTCATGCCTCCTATCGAGTATGTGGAGGATGAAATCCCTTTGCAGCCTGGAGCAGTACTAAGAGCTTTTAAAGTTAAACCAAGGGATATAGACATCCCATTGTTTATTAAAGCAAGTTCTGAAATTGAACTAAGAAACCTGGTAAGAAGTACCTTAAGAATGGTTAACCCATTAAAGCGAGATGGACAGATTAAAGTTGTATCATCCGATGGAAGCCAAAGGGTGCTTAATTGTCGTTATACGGGAGGTTTTGAAGGAGACGAGGGGCAAGAGAATAGTGGTATTCTGTGGCAAAAAACTTTACTAACCTTTAGAGCGTTTGATCCTTTCTGGTATGACTCAAGTACAGTCGTTCAAACGTTTACCACAGGACAGCCTGCTACATTCTTTCCTTTCTTCCCTTTACGTTTATCATCTTCTACAGTGTTTGCAGATATTGCAATCAATAATCGTGGAGATGTAGAAACCTATCCAGAGTGGATTGTTAAAGGGCCTGGAGATGGAATTGTTATTCGTAATTTAACGACAGGCGAAGTTATTAATCTAAATACGACACTTTCAATAGGTGAAACGTTAATTATTAATACTAAGCCTCTTAAGAAATCGATTAAGAAAACAGATGGTACAAATTTATTTAGTTCACAGTCTGATGATTCATCGTTCTGGGCTTTACAGCCTGGTCAAAACAGCATAAGGATTGAGATGTCTAATGCTACGACAGACTCATCTGTACAACTATCCTATACGCCTAGATATTGGAGTCCTTGATTATGTATGAACTTTATGTGAGAGATCAATATTTTAATAGAGTGGCAGTAATACAAGATTTCCAAAGCTTTGAGGCGATCATTCGTTTTAATGCTCCAGGTACATGGGTTTTGGAATTACCGACTAATTGCGAGGCAGCTAAAGAGTTAGTAAAGAAGAAATCTGGAATCGTAGTATATAAAGATGGAAAGCCTCTCCTTTCTGGCCCTGTTACTGGCAGGAATAGAAAATGGAGTGGAGGCCAAGACAAATTAACGGTTAATGGTTTCGATGATATGATTTTACTTCAAAGAAATTTAGCCCTTCCTAGAAATAATATTTTTCCTTTTACTTATCGTGATTACGATGTAAGAACAGGAAAAGCTGAAACAGTTATGAAAGCTTTTCTAAATGCAAATATAGGTGCAAATGCTAGTTCAGAGAGGAGAGTTGAGATTACTACTCAAGCCGATACTGGACTAGGTTTTTCAGTTACAGGTAGAGCTAGATACCATACTCTCCTTGAGTTATTTACTTCATTAGCTCTTGTGGGTGGAGATTTAGGATTCAGAATTGTACAGAAAAACAATGCTCTAGAGTTTCAAGTATATAAACCTACTGACAAATCAAAAATTGCTGTTTTCAGTCCATTACAAGGTAATTTATTAGAGTTTGAGTATTCAACAGAAGATCCAGAAGCTAACTATGCAATCGTCGGTGGTGGTGGAGAGGGTAAGGATAGAATCATACTTGAGAAAGCTGATTCTGAAAGCATCTCTAACTATGGACGAATTGAAACGTTTTTGGATCGTAGGGATACATCGGATACAGTTGAATTAACTCAGTCTTTGGATGAAGAATTATCTTCAAAATCTGAAAAGATGAGTTTGAGTATCACGCCAATTGATACTGAAATGTTAGCCTTTGGAGCGGATTATAATGTGGGGGATATAGTTTCTGTCATTCTTGCAGATGCAAACGATATTACAAATGTACAAAAGATAACAGATGTTGTAAGAGAAATTAAACTTTCATTAAATCAAGATGGATCGTTAGTAGTGCCGACTCTAGGCACTCCCGATGCTACAAGTAAAAAAGCATCTGGAATTTTTACGAGATTGGAAAAGTTTCATGATCGAATAAGTCACTTAGAAAGGAGATAAATACCATGACTCAAACCTATTTCCCTTTTGACTCTGGACAAGGGGCAAACGCTACAGAAGCTATGTGGTCAAAGATGGCTCAACACTGGCTAGCAACTGGAGTAATAAGAGATGTGTTAAACGATTTATCGGTTTATGCTAACTCGGCAGGGATGACAGTCAGAGTTAAATCTGGAGCTGCATGGTTAAAAGGTCATTATTTCGAGTCTGATGCTGAAGAAGTTTTATCAATTGCTACAGCAGATATGACAAACCCTAGAATAGATCGTGTTGTAGTTAGACTGGATTGGACAGCAAACACAGTTCAATTAGCAGTGTTACAAGGCACTCCAGCAGTTTCACCTGCTACGCCTGCACTTACGCAAAATAGCTCAAGATGGGAGATTTCACTAGCTCAGATTTACGTTGGAACTAGTGTGACATCCATCTCTGCGATGAGCGTAACAGATGAACGATTTTTCGTTAAAAATTCAAACTATATTATAGATTCTTCAGGTGGCATAAAAATTAACGCTTCAAGCCTTTCAGATGATATTTTAGCAATTCTTTTATCATACGGTAAAGGAATCCATACGTTTTATAATATCTCTGGTGCAACTAACAATCCTGCATTTTTTGCGAGTATTAGGGGTATGGCCCATCTCACTTCTTCTAATTCTGGATGGGTATTTGCTATAGATACGAATAACAATATGTATACTAATTACTGTGATTTAGGAACATGGAAGGGTTGGGCTAAGCTAACTAACGATAAAACAGCTTCATGGGCCAATTTAACTATACAAAACACAACCGTTAATAACGGACGAACTCCAAGATATTCAAAAGTAGGAAACCTAGTTTCAATAATTGGTGAAATTTCTATGGTTGCAGATAATACAGTAATCGCAACATTACCTGCATTATACAGACCAGCGACTCACGCTTTAAACTTTTTAGTACCTGTTGCGAGTTCGGTAGCTATGCAAACTGCTTTAATAAGTGTTGGTATTGACGGGAAAATGATACTTATTACAAAAACATCTGGAGCAACTTCGGGTATTGTATTAAATGGAATTTCATTCTTTATCGACTCTTAAGGAGGGCTAGTATGAGACAAGTATATAAATATGATGAAGATGGTAATTATATTGAGCCAGTAATAATTGGAGATGATGGGCCTATCCCGTCCAATTGTACAGAATTAGAATTGCCTCAACCAAATTACAAACCTGTTTTTAAAGATGGTGTTTGGGTTGAAACAATCACAGAGGAAGAGTTAGAAGAAATTCAAAATAAACCTCAAGCTAAATCAGACTTTGAGGCTCTAAAGGAAGAAAACGCAGCGTTAAAACAGCAAGTAATGCAGCAAAACGATGATATGCAAACATTTATGGATTATATTCTAACAACTTTAGGTCAATAGGGGGATAACAACATGACAGTATTTACATTTCGTATAGGGCCGTATGCAAGGGATATTTATTTATATGGAAAGCAGAAGCTAGTAAACATCCCTGCCGAGTACTATACACCTGTTGAAAATTACGCAGCTAAGAACTTTACAAGAGGTCAAATTCTTGAAGCGTTAGAACGCAATTATATTACTCAACAACAGTATGATGAAACGGTAGCCTTAATAACTGAAGAAGTAGTTTTACCGATGTCTGCACCTACAAACGATGTAATGTAAGGTGTATTTTTTATGGCCTGTTTACTGACAGGCCTATTTTAATGGAGAGAAGGTAGATTATGGAGATTGATTTTATAGATATGTTACCAAAGTTAATTCAAGGGGCTTTGTTATTTTACTTTCTTGTAAAAGTTCTAGATTTCATAACTGGACTTTTAAAGACCTGGAAAGGCGTTTCAGAATATAAATCGAGAACAATGAGAGATGGGATTATTCGGTGGATCGGTGAATTAGTAGGAATTGTATTTGTATTGGGTCTTGATATATTTTTAGGGCTTAACTTCTATTTAACAGGTTTCACGTTTACTCTATTCATCTATAAAGAAGGTGGGAGCATTGTAGAGAATTTAAAAGCTATCGGTGTAATTCTCCCTGCAAAAGTAAAAAACCAATTAAATTCATTCGATAAAGGAGAGGATCAAAATGACAGCGTGGAAAAATGACTTTGTAATTAAAAACAAGTTCTCTAGACCTGGTTTATTGTTAAAAGGTGTGAAGAAAATCGTTTTACACTGGACAGGTGATCCAGGCGCAACCGATGAAAGAGAACAACTATTCTTTGATGGTGCAGACGGTGGTGGAAGTCGATACGCTTCAGCTCATCTTTTTGTCGATTCAGATAGTGCTACTTGTATTATTCCATTAAATGAAGTGGCTTATCATGCTAATGATGTATGGGAAATAGATGAAGAAACTAATGAGCCATACAGAGGTATAAAAGAAATTGCACCTAATGCAAACTATTATTCTATTGGCATTGAAATGTGCGTGGAAAAAGACGGAACGATTGCGCCAGAAACAATTGAAAGAACAGTACAAGTAGCCGCAGAAATTTGTAAGACTTATAAATTAACAGAAAAAGATATTGTAAGACATTATGATGTAACTCATAAACCATGCCCAAAACCATTTATTGATGATCCTTCTAAGTTTGAGGACTTTAAAAACCAAGTAGGCCTAATTCTTAATCCTCCAAATCCAGAAGTTAAACCAGTAGTTGTAAAGCCTGCTCCTAAACCTCCAGTTTATCCAGGCGGAATATTACAAATAGGCACGAAAAGTTCTGGGGTTAAATTATTTCAAATTAAATTCGGACTTAAAGCGGATGGTATTTTTGGACCATTAACAGAAAAAGCAGTAAAAGACTTTCAAAAGAAAAACAAACTTACTGTTGATGGAAAAGTTGGCCCTAAAACATGGGCTAAGTTATTTAACTAGGGGGAGGGTTTTATAATGGCAGATTTAAATTACTAAGATTCATTTGGAAAAAAATTGAAATTACAGAACTTAAGTGGTAATCTTTATTATAAACTAGCTATATATTTATTATGGGGGAAATTCCAAGTGTGGGGAAACTTAAAAGAAATCATTCAAGTATTATACAATCTTAGCGGTATAGCACTAGTTGCAACAGTAATAATTGGAATAAAGCAGTTAAAATTGCTGAAAACTGATTTACAAGTAAGAAACAAAAGAGCAGCTGTTGAAAAAAGTTTAGAATACTTAAGTTTTTTTTCTGATGATTTTCTGCCTTATTGTGCACAGTATCAAAATGATTTAAAAGAAGAATTGCCTAATCCTAAGAGTTATAATCATCTTTTTGACGGTAATTTTTATATTGAGGATAGGCATATTGATAAAGAAATGATAGCTGAGTTAATAGTGAAAGAATCAAAAGGAATAATGAATCTAATAAATAAATTGGAATTTTTTAGTACAGCAATGTTAAATGGTGTCTCTGATGAAAAGATCGTTTTTACTCCAGTTGCAAAAGTGTTTTGTGAATTTATCGAAAGGGAACATGTATATATTTCAGTCCAAAGATCATCAAATGGAGTTCCTTTTGAAAATTTAATTAGGCTATATAAAGATTGGAAGAAAAATATTGAATCAGAAAAAGCTAAAATTGAAAAATTAGAAGCAGAGAAAAAAATGAACACCATTGGGGAACAAAAGTTTAAAAAACCTATAGGTTTGTAGGAGTGATAAAAAATGAAGGAAGAATTAATGAAATTATCAAAAGAAGAATTAGTGGGAATGTTATCTAATTTAGACTTTACATTAAAAACGGAGTTTGTTAGTAATTCCCATAAAGCTAGTGAAAAAAATAGTCTCTCTAAGATTTATAATAGTTTATTTAAATATATTAAAGTAAAAAAAGTACTTTCATAAGAAGAAAATATAACAAAACCCTGTAATATTAAGGCACTGGGTTTTGTAGTTTTATCTTATATCCATATGTCTCCTAAATTTGTAACATCTAACGAGCTAAAAGGTAAATGGTAAAATAAAAGCGAAGGGACTAGTAGTCAGTCCTTTCGCTTTTCTGCTTTAAGCCTTAAGATGATCTCCTCTCACTTAGGGCTCTTTTTTATCTTCTGGAACACTAATGGCCGATTCCTTTACAATTCCATTTTCAATCCTCAGTGCGATCGTACCTAACCATCTATCCATATTAGGCTTCATTTCCATAGTGCAGCTGAAGAATCTTACGTGAACAGATTCCTTTGTATCTTTAGTGATCACGGGGCACGCTAACAAATTACCTAATCGCTTTAATACATCTTCTTTTTTCATACCGACTATTTCTCTTTTGATGAATGATTCATAGTAGTTTTTTAGTGGAAACATAATTTTTCTCCAAATGATATAATTATACCTTACTATAACAAAAATAAATCCTCTGAAACAATCACAGATTTCAGAGGAGTAAGTTTAACTATTTAACTATGATACTAGCACTTGATACTTTAATGTATTGTCCAGCTTTAACAGTGATGTATTTTTCACCTTCAAAATTATCATTAGTGACTATATCTTCTAAACCATGATAACTTGATTTAGATACTTCTACATATGCAGTACCATCTGCCACCACTTTATATTCTCCTGGTTGGATGTGAAGTCCTACTTTATAAGTACCTTCTTGTAGTTTACCATTCTTAGGCTCTAATTTAGGAGCTTTAGCGATTGGGTAAGCTTTAGCATCCTTAAACTCGAAATACTGACCAGGTTTAATACTTACAATTGCATCTGTAGTAAAGTTATCGTTTGAAACAATACTTTCTAAAGTACCAGAGCTATCTTTAGAAACTTGGAAGTAACCAGATCCATCTGCAATTAAAACATATTCTCCTGGTTGGATGTCACTTCCTACTTTATACATACCATGTTTAATTGAGTAATCAACTTTCTTAGGCGCAGCTTTCTTTGGTGTTTCCTTCTTAGGTTGCTCTTTTTTAACGGTTTCTTTCTTAACTTCTTCTTTTGGTGTAGTTGAAGCAGTATCAGTATTATCGTTGAGTGAACCTACAAATCCTATAAATAAGAATACTGCGATCAACCAAACCCACCATTTTTTATAAAAAGGTTTTTTTATTCTCTCTTTCATATTCCAGTCCCCATTTCTTAATCTAGTTTTAATACTAGTTAAACTATATTCTTTATAAAGTACAAAATTACCTCTAAAATTTGAAAAATCTACCAAAGTTAGGTGGGGAAAGTTTTCCTAAATCGAAATTGTACTGGCAATTTTTAGCCTTTTTAGGCATACATTGAAACATACGGAGATGTTTCAAAGTTTGTCCTATAAAAGAAAGAGAGCCTACTTTAAACGGTAGGCTCTTTTCTATTCTTCTAAATAAAATACTTCCTCAACTGGCAACTCTAAAAACCTGGCAATCATAAAAACCTCTAATCCTGATGGAGGTCTTCTACCATTTACTAATTTACTAAAAGATGTAGGATTCATATTAATATGATCTGCAACTATCCATAATTTAACCTCTTTTTCAGCGCAAATTGCTTTAATCCTATTCTTAAGTTTCATAAGAACACCTCTTGAAAATACTTCTACAGATTGCATTATAATTCCTCTAGCAGAAATATTTTTTCAGTACAGGCAAGATTTTAAAACCTAGGAAATATCATGTATTAAACAAATGTTAATCAAAAGTTAAACCGTTAAACAAAAGAAAAACATTTGTTTAATCTAGGAGGTGTTTCTTATGTTGCTAGGAATTGATGCAGGAAATAATGAGGTGAAAGTGGCAACAGAAAAAGGAGTATTTTCTTTTGATAGTTGTTTAGGAGATGCTAGGGAGCGCAGAATCGTAACACCATACGAGGATGAAATGGTGTTGCAATATGATAATGAAACATATTGGGTAGGAGAATTAGCAGAAAAAGAATCTAACTTTCCTCGTAGATCAATGGGAGCTACGAAAGCTAATGAAGATGTGAAATTAAGAATCCTTACAGCGATCCATCGTTATAGTGATGATAAACATAATACTGTAGTCATAGGTCAGCCAATTGAAATGCACTTGCCAGGTGAAAAAGATAAATTAAAAAGTATGCTTATAGGAAAATACAAAGTGATTTTAAACGGAATAGAAAAAGAGTTTCATATTGATGAAGTAGCAGTAGCAGTAGAAGGTGCTTCAAGTTTCTTTGGTTGGTTCGTGGAAAGCTCTAGTTTTAGAATTATCGACTGTGGCTCTGGTACTGTTAATGTAGCTTCTATTATTGATTGGGAGCAAAACGATAAACAAAGCTTTACTTTAAAATTTGGTGCTAATTCAACAAGATGTAATGATTTAACTGCATTAGCTAGAGGGATCGTTTCAGAATCTACAAAACATTTTAATGAAGATGATTTTGTTTTATTAGTAGGTGGTGCTGCAAATAAAATTTATCCGGTAATCAAACAATCTTATCCAAATACAAAGATAGGTCAACCGGTACACAAAAGAAATAACGAGTATACTTTAGTTCATCCTAAATATGCAAACGCTATTGGCTTTTATAACTTAGCAAAAGAGATTTATAACAATGGCTAGAATCGTTAAAGGTGTTTCATTTAACTCTGATGATGAGTTTGATATGGAATTATTAGCTTATATTGAAAACAAAGGGATGTTTTCTAAAGTGATAAAACGATTAATCGAAAAAGAATTAAATGGGATCAACATTAACCAGCCCACTACTCCAATCCAAACACCTACATTAAAAGAAATAGACCTTCCTAAACCAGTAGAACTACCAGTAAAGAAAGGTCCAAGTGCTTCTAAATTTATTTAATATCCTAAAAAATCCCCAATAGCTTTTAAAACTGCCATAGCAGATCCACCAATTACCATTCCCCAACCTAACTTAGTTAACAAAGCCACAACTATCACTCCTTTATCTTATTATTTACTGAAGGGAGCTAAAAACTCATGGAAATTATTAGTAAGCTTCAAAAAGGTATACATGATGGAATTTTCAAGTTAGCAGATAAAACTGGCCACTTCTTAGGTAATCACATTTTACACCAGGATACAAAAGGAGCTACAGGGTATGCAATGGTAAAAGCTGCTCCATATGTTTTATTAGGTATGAAATTTAGTTTTATTATCATAGGGTTAGGTTTTATCTTGATTTGCTTCGGAATGCCTAAAACAGCAATTAAATGTATTGGTGTTGGTTCATTATCTTATATCTTACTTTCACTTATATAGGAGGGCTTAAGATGAAAACAGAGGTAATTAAATTTAGTGATTTTATGGATGGGTCATATAAATTACCAAAAGAGAAAAAGAGTTCTATTCCAATGATTGCAGCTCCTATTATTGCATCGTCATTAACTTTTGCGAATAAAATAGTATCTGCTTCTTCAGATAACATTGTAATTAAAGATGTTATTCCTGCTACTACTGGCATACAGGATAGAGTAGCTCATGCTTTTGATCCACTATTTCAAGCAATTGCAGGATTTGCTTATCCAGCTTGTTTCTTTACAATCTCTGCTGGCTGTATCTTAATAATGATCGGTCAAAAACATAAAGGATTACACATGATTAAATGGGCAGCAATCGGCTTTATTGGTTTGCAGTTCGCTCCTGGTATTATGACAGTTTTAATGGAAGTAGGAAGAGCGATTAAAGGTTAAGGGGGGTGTTAATATGAAGCACTTTCAACTCATACCAGATAGTAAACTAACTAATGATAAAGTGGATCATCTTACTCAATCTTTAAACCAATACAAAACACCTTACCAAAGATACAAGGATAAAGAGCAAAACTTCTTCTCATACGAAATCTACATGGAGAAAAATAAAACATCATTTAATCTCACTACAAATAATGGAATGGCAGAGCTTGCTGAAAAATCTCTGCTTTCCTCCTTTCCTAATATCACAGTTAAACCTGTTGAGGATGCACTAAACAAAATTAATCCAATTGCTATGAAAAGCATGGAATATAAAAGCCATTATTTTTTATCTTTAAAAGTTGATAGGAGGACAGATTGGTTAGTTTACCTATTAGAAACAATCGGCCTTATGAAAAAGAACGAAAAGTGCCTGGTACAGATTTTATGTATCCCTCTCCATTTTGATTGGGGGGTAGGAGTGAAAGAAGGGTATGAGGGATTTAAAAAAGGAGAACTGCCTCATAAATTCCGATTCAATAAGAAAGATGTGGCTAATTTAACAATGAAAGGAGTAGCAGGAGTTATTTTAGGCGCTCATAGTACGATGGTTGAGTTAATGGGATTCACTCCAGATAAACACGATATATTCGCATCTGAAAGAGCAAATATGTTAACGGATGGAACATTGCGTACTGAAACGCTTCAAAAAGCTAAATACCTAGGATATAACGTAAGAATTAATATTTGTATTGAGTGCGAGGAAAAGCGTAAAGAAATCCTTATGAGAGCTATAGAAACTGCCTTTAATGTATTTGATGGCGATAACAAATTACTACCCATTAAAAGAAACACTAAATACTTTGAATCAATGAAAAATAGAAAAATAGGTTTGCTGAAATCTAACTATATGAGCAGTTTAGAAGTTTCAAGGTTTATGTATCTTCCAGGATCTACATTACAAGAAAAGTATAGCCTAGAGCGCATTACTATGTCTGAAACAGTTATTCCTGCAGCAGTAACAAAGGGAGGAATGTTATTAGGCTCAAATACTTACAAAGGAGTAGAAACTAATATTTATATGCCAGTGGAGAATTGGGATGAGATATGTTTGCCTTATTGCACGATTGGAGGAATGGGTCAAGGGAAAACAGATGGTTATGGAGCTAATAAACTAGTAGAAGCTGTACGAAATGGTTTTGGTGGTGTTTTCATCGATCCAGCTAAGAAACAAGTTTCAGAGCAAGTTAAGAAAGTTCTAAAATCAGATGAATACGAAATTATTAATATCAAAGAGTTAAAACCTTCATTCGATTGGTGTGAAGCGAAATACAGCGTTGATAGTAAGACGATTATACAAGATACAGTATTATCTTTCTTTGAGGATACATTAGAGGATACAGTACAAACTGAGCGCTATTTGAGAGCTTTTGTTATTGCGATGAAAACAACTAAGATGAGTGAACTGTTTAAGATTATGGAAGATAAAAAGTATTTGAAAGATGCAATTAAAAGAATGCCAGAAGGACTTCATAAAATCACATTAGAACAATATGAAAATGAAAAAGATGGAATGAGAATGAAAATAGTAAGGCCGATTTACAATCGATTAGATATGATCATGGGTGATCCATTCCTTAACGAATGCTTTCAAGGTGAAAATGAATTAGATTTTGTGAAGATATTAAGCCAAAAGAAAGCTTTTGTAATCGATGTAAGTAAAATGGATGGATTAACACCTAAACAAATTAATATTATTGGTAACTTATTAATGACTAAGATTAATTTAGCTATGCAGATGAGAAAAGAAGAAGATCAATTTCCGTTTTTCGTAGTGATCGATGAGCCACATCAATTTAATCGCAGCGCTTCATTGTGGCGAAGTATGGCAGTAGAAAGCAGAAAATGGAGAGTTAGTTTTACATGGCTTTTCCATTATTGGGAGCAGATAAGCAAGGATGCACGATTAGCTATTAAAAACGCTTTACCTCATTATCATTTATATCCAACATCTAAAGAAACCTGGAAAGCATTTTTAGAAGAAGTTGCTCCATTTGATTTAGAGCAATGTATGAAATTAAAAAGATACCATGCAATTAATATATTAAGGACAGGAGGACAAACGACAGTTCCGATTGTTTCAAGGATGGCTTTACCACCTATTAAACGTTTAAGAGGCTCTCAATGAGAGTCTTTTTGTCATTTTTTTAATTAAAGCGATACTAAATAAACACAATATTAAATTCAAAATGTGATACTATATTGTTATATTTTTCTATTTTATAAAAAAATGATAACTTTAAGCGAGGCTAAGATGCATATATTTTTAGATACAACAGTTACATTTACAGACCCTTTTTTTAAAAAAAATTATAATCGTAACCTATTAAAGCTAGCTAGAGAGTTTAGGGACATAAATTTTTACATGTCTGAAATTGTTTATAAAGAAACAAAAAGGCATTTCATAAATAACGTTAAAGAAAGTTTTGAAATATTACATAAAACGGAAAATAAATTAAATAATTTTAGGCAAGGTTTTTTTGAAAAAAATATTAGTAAAAAGATTGATGATGAAGTTAAAAAGTTATTAAACGACTTCGAAAAATTTTATATCGAAATTCAGAATGAAAATATTCTAAAAATTTTACCTTGTCCAAATTATATTTTACCTGAACTTATAGAAAGATCAGTTAATCGTATTAAACCATTTAAAGAACATAAATCTGAATTTCGTGATGCAGCTACATGGTTAACATATTCATCATATTTAAAACAAAATAAACTAAATGATTGCTATTTTATTACAGAAAATGTAGCAGATTTCTATGATGATGAGAAAAAAAATATACACCCTGAATTACTTAATGATACTAAAGAATTCAAACCGTTTTTAACATTAATGAAACTTGCGCAAGACGATCCAAAGGTAAAACAGTATTTAGAAGAAAAACAACAAAAAGAACAAGAAATTCAAAAATGGATTGAAGAAAATAATATTGATGAAAAATTTGTTAAAAAATACTTTGATCTTGAACCATCAAGCCTTAATGGTATTAATAGCGAAGTGTATCATTTATGTATTGATTTTATTTTATCAATGATAGAATTAGGTAGATTATATACAGAACCACAGCTAGATCTAAATGATATAGACATTACTATAGACATTACTGATATACAAGACTTTTTAATAGAGATTATCTCAGAAGAAATTATAGTTTCTGGTGAATTATTGATAACTGCAGGTGGTCAATATATGGAAAAAAGATTTTTGACAAATTTAGAATTAATTCTTCCTTTTTCTTTTATAATGATAAGGGATGAAGACAAACCTATACATAATTTACAGTTAGAGAAAATAGGTATTAATCCGAAAATTAATCAAACATTATTCTTCTAAAATATTGGCTCTGTTAAAGTGTTGATATTTAACTAAAATTAAAAATCTGTACTGACTATTTTTTTATCAAAATATTTGAAAATCAACAGTCTTTTTTTAACAGAGCAAAAAAAAGCTGTTAGCAATAGGAGTGCTTTTGCTAACAGCTAAATGTGATCGTAATTGAATATTACTTTTGGTGGAATAGAAACATAATAGTTTTAAAACTCAAAAGTTAACTGACCTTTTTCAACTTTAAATAGTTGATTTGTTTTAAATTCTTCGAAGAATTTTTTGAAGCGTTCCAAGGTAAGGTTTTGTTTATGTTCTCGGTAATCTATTTCAACATATTGATAACCTAATTTTTCTGCATAAGCTTTCTTCTTACGGTCGGTTTCTTGTTGTTTTACAAAATCTTCTTTCGTTTCATGAAATCTTTTATGAAATTTATAATGTTGTATCCCATGAACTTCAATAATTAAATTTAAAGAAGGAATGTAAATATCGTATTTCCATGTCCTTTTAGGTAATCTGTATTCGATTTCGTACTTTATTTTTTGCTTGTCTAACCAATTGCAAATAGCTCTTTCTCCTTTAGAACGCTTACAATATTTACATCTAGCTCCACCATTAAAATCATTTGGAGTCATTTCAAAATTATGTTTTTTATCGCATATCAACGGTACTTTTGTTTTGTTATTAACGTACTCTCCATTAACTTTATAATTGGCTTCTTTTACTTCATTTAAAAATCGTTCTTTTGCAACTGTCGGGTCTGTACCTCCACATTTACGACAGCCATGTTCATTTTTATAATCATTTGGGATGACACATTGAGGTTCGTGTTCGCAATGAAAATCAATTAAAACCTTTTCATGACTATTAATATAATCACTTAATAAAGTATGTCCCTTTGATTTAACCAACAAAGAAAATTCTTCTCTTGCTTGTTGCGATTGTTTCAATGCCATTGCTTCGAACCCACAATTGCGACAACCATATCTGTCATAATCGTTCGGTGTAATTGGGTGTGGTGGATGAACACATTTAAAATCAATCCGTATTTTGACTTTTGCCCCTTGATACGGGTCTAATGCTTCATGACCTCTTTCTTCAAGAGTACGATAAAATTTGTCCTTAGCTTGATTAAAATTTCTTTCATTTGCTTCCAATTTAGAACATTTACCGCATTTACCTTTATATCTTTTATAATACTTTGGTGGAACTTCGTAAGATCCATGCTCACATTTGAAGTCAATCTCAATTGGTGTTGTATTATTAATAAATATTCCTTTAATTTCATGCCCTTTTTCCTCTACCAAATCAATAAAAAGTACCAAGCCATCTTTCATCGTCTTAGTTAATTCAACATCTTTATGAACAGTAATTCCTCTATATTCTTTAGTTTTTTTATTTAGCTCCTTACATTCTGGACACCTTCGATTACGATAAAGTAAGAACGTAGAGCTTAATTCAAACTCATGATTATTCGAACAAATAAATTTGTTTTTTTCGATTGTATTTTTATAAACGCTTATGATTTTGTATTTTTCCTTTTCCATCAAATCAATTAAGCTATCTAACGCTTTCAATATGCTCCATGAGTTACTTCCGTTCAAATTCACACTTTCATGTAATTTGATTCCCCTATATTCCATGTTGAAATTCCTCATTTCAGCTATTTGTTAATGATTTTTTAAATGGATATCATTATTCCATTTAATTTACTACAATCTATTTTCTAACTAAGGCAAAAACATCCTTATTTCTAAATTTATCATCCTTTTGAAGGAGCATCTATATTTATTTTGAATTGGCCTAATTTAACAATCTCTTATGCAACTATATCCCCTTTAGTTGTTTCAAAAGTCAACTTATACAAGTCATTTAGCAATTATGCAAATTATGTTCGTGTTTCTACAGATAAAGATGAACAGGTTTCATCTGTAGAAAACCAGATTGATATATGTAGAAACTGGATTAAAAAATAATAAATATATAAATATAAAGACTCCTAGAAAAATTTAGGAGTCTTTTTTTTGCTCACATATCTTACAGTCTCACACCTAGAAAAATCACAAAATGCTCACAAAATGCTCACGAACTCTAAAAAACTTAAACGAATTATATTGATTTAAATGTTATTATAATTGGGTAAAGTATTATTAAATGACGTATTTGATTTAAAAGGTCATAAG